AGCAGCGAATATTCCGGGCGAGAAGTCATGCTGCCAGCAGCCATACGATAGCGGCGGCCTCGTCGTCGTCGTACCGGCCGATCGCGTTGGCCTCGAGCTTGGCAATCGCGCCCGAGGCTCGGCCGCAGGCAACGGCCGTGCCTAGGCCCGCGCCCCGGCAATCGAGCACCGCATCGGTCGATCCTCTTGCGCCACGTTCGCCGCTCGCTGCCGCCTTGAGCACGAGCAGGGCCGCACTGGAACCGGCAGCGCCAGCCGAGCCAGCCGCGGCGGCGACAAAGCCGGGCAACAGCGCCGTTGCGTTGCTGGCAGCGACGACGACGCCATGCGCCTCGCCCTCGAGCTGGGGCAGGATGCCTTCGCCGTAGCCCACGACTGGCAATGGCCGCGCGGGCCGATAGTAGGCGCCGCCGCCGCCGGCACCGATAACGGGTGCCTGCTCGACAGCACCGGCGAATGCCGCAGCGTCGGCCGCCTCGGTCGCCGCCAGCACGCCGACAATCTCGCCGGCCGACGCAACGATGCCGGTCGCAGCAAAGACATCCGGCGCTTCCGTTGCGGCGAGCGTGCCCGTAATGGCAGGCGCCGCAACCGTGCCCGCGAAGGCAGCCGTGTCAGCGCCTTCCGTTGCAACAAGCGTGCCCTTGGCGCCGGCCAGTCCGCTGAATGCAGCAACATCCGCGCCGTCTGTCGCAGCCAGCCCACCGATGAGGCCGACCAGGCCGGCGATAGCTGCAGCGTCGCGCGCTTCGGTCGCCGCCAGCGTTCCCGTGGCATCCGTCAGCGTGCCGACGATCGGATGGCCGTGGTTGGTATGAACCTTGCCACTTTGATCAGTCGCGTGGACGAGTCCTGTTTCGTCGGCGACGAGATGGGCGGTCATGCGGCGTGCGTGATGGTCGCCGACGTTATAGTCACGGTCTGGCCGATGCTGATCGTCGTGCTGTTGAGAATAATATCAGTGGCACTGGTGCCAACCGATAGATTATTGACCTTCGTCGTGCCGCCGCCATCCTTGATGCGCGCGACCGCGGCGGTGCCGGCACCGGTCGCAATCCCGGATTTCGGCGCGCCCGCCATCGTGATCACGCCGCCCGATTCGGTAAAGCTCGGGTCCGACAACGTAATGGTCACGAGAGTTGAGACAAACGACGCCGTGCAGATCTCGATGTACGCCGGGGAAGCATTGGCATCGATCTGCAGGATCGTTGCAGCCATCCGCGCCGTCTTGGTGGCTGCGTCGTAGTTGACCGCCATTATGCCATCCGCAGGCTGAAAGATGTCAGCCGAACCGGGCCGTTGCGGAATATCCTGGTGGTGTTGAGCTTGATCACGGCATCCGACCTTTCGTCGCCAACATCGCAGGAAAACACTTCGCTGCCATCAGCGGCGAGGATGCGCGCGGACTCGGCATTGCCCTGCGCAAGCGCGGCGTCCTCCTCGGCGATCTTGTTGAATTTAAGCTCCCCGCCAATGGCGTCTTGTGTTGCCGGATCGGACAATTTCAGCAGAGCGAGTATTGCGCCATTATCGGAAGTCACTTCGATCGTGCCACCATTCATAAGGCTGCCGAGCAGGTTGAGCATCTCCCTGCTCGCGGCTTCCGAAAGATTGAGTATCACGCAGGCGGCTCGTCGTAGATCGGCACCAGCGCGCCAGTGTCGTCGCGCTCGATGCGCGTCACTCTCGGCGCGCTGCGCGTGGCGGCCGGCGGAAATTCAAGCAACAACCGCACCGCGCTCGCGACCTGGTCGGCAATGTCGGGCGGCAGCACGATCGCCGGTTCTGGCTCACGCTTCTCAATCTCGGCCAGGCGCGCGGCAAGCGGAGACAATGCATTGGCCACGACCTCGCGCACGAACGGCACCAGCCCCTTGGCCAGTGCGGCGATTGCGGTGCGTTCCATCATGCGGCATCAAGTTCGCGTTGGACGGCCTTTAATTCCAAACCGAACAGTTCGGCGAGATCGCCATCGTCAATTTGCTTTGCGGCCGGTGGCGGCGGCTCGGGCGCCGGCGGCGCGGCCGGCGCCGGTGGGGTCTTTCCAATCTGGCTGAGCGGCACGACCTGCTGCTGGACGCGCGGCTCGTCACCGAACGGCACTGCCTCATAGCCCTCCAGCGCACGCGCCTCATTCGGCGCGAAGATGCCGCCCTGCACACCTTGCGCCAGGGCCTCGATGCGATCCTTCATGGCCGAGCGCAGCAGCGCCGTGGTGTCAAATTCCACATACTCGTCGGGCTGGCCCTTGAGTTCAAACAGCAGGCCGAACGCTTCCTCGATGTGATTGAGCGCAAAGCCGAGACCGGACGCAGCCCACCTTTGCATCAGTGCCTCGGTCGACGAGAACGTTGACGTGCCGAGCCCGAGGATCTGCAGCGGGATGCTGAATGCCAGCGCGATGTTGTCGGTAGACAGCTTGAGAATTTCCGCGGTGGCGGCTTCCTTGCCGCTCTGCGACCAGGGCTGCACTTTCAGGCCGGAGGTCAGAATAGGCGTCCCGCCCTGGTGCAGGCCCTTGGTCTGCTCGTTCCAGCGGTCGCGTAACATCTGAACCGCGTCCTTGTCCATCGTCAGTTCGGTCGAGAGAACCGCCGATGGCCGCGCCTCATTGCGATAGAACGCGACTTGCTGCGCCGCGATGGCCGTGCTGACGCCAATATCGGCATAGGCGGCGACCAAAGGCGACTCGCCCATCAGAGGCCGGGGAAACCGCCGCGAGGTGTGCAAGCGGATGTGCAGCACGTCGCGCATCGGCACCGGCGTCAGTTCCTCGCCGTTCAATCGCTTGTCGATAATGTCGTTGCCGTAAAGCTGATAGAACACCTCGCCGTTTTCCGCCACGCGCGGAAACGACACGTTGGAATCCATCAAGTGCAGCTCGTCGATCTCGTAGCGCGAGTTGCGCAGCGCCAGCGCGTAGCAATTGCCCTCGAGGTAAAGCCGTCGCGTCGCGTTCAGCAAAAAATCGCTGATCGACTGGTAGTCGTTGGGATGGCGCAGCAGACGCGAGAGCGACGATGTCTTGACGCGCTCGCGTCCGCCTTTCTCGTTGAGCCGCCAGTGCTCGCCGGGACACATAGCGACGGTCTGCGCATAGGCCGAGACGCAAGCCTCGACCATTGCCGACTGCGTGCCGAGGCTGACCGGCGTATAGCCCTGCTGCCACCAATTGTCGGCGACACCGGCGGGCAGCCACCCGCCGGTGATCGGCAAATAATAAGGGCCAGGCCGATAGTCGCCCTCACCCTTGCCGATGAGTTGGCCCGCAACGCGTGCCAGAAACCCGCGGACGGTCATGTCGAGGGCGTCGTGTTCCTCGTCTGATAGTTGCCGCGTCTGCCGGCCTCGGCCTGCTTCTCCTCCGCTTGCTTGTTCTGCACTTCGTTCGGGTCGGTGCTGCCGTCCGGCTCGTGCTCCGTGATGTGGACGCCCATAGCGGCCATATCGTTTTCTTCTTGCGTCGGAGTCGGCTTGATCCCGGACGCCGTTTTGGCCTGTTGCTCGTTGGCCTTGTCACGCGCCGCGCGTTCGTCGGCGAGCTTCTTTTTCGCCGCGGTTGCCTGTTCGTTATCGGTCATTTGCTTCGCTCCTGGTTTCTTACCACGTAACGCCGGTCAGCCACGCGACGGTGCCGGTGCGACGGATCGCCCATGTCAGCGGCATGATCAGCCGCAAGGCCAGCATGTCGGTCTGGAACATGCTCTTGGCCGGGAAGGCAACAACGGCCGGCGTACCCGTTGTGGAAATGTCCGTCGGTGTGGTGTCTTCCATGTGCAGCGTGGCTTGATCGCTGATCTCGAACCGCGGCCCGTCGCCGGTGACGCTGACGAAGTCGGCGGCGTCGATGACGATGACGGTGCCCGCCGGCACCGTGCCGGACTGAATGATAGGCCAGCCGCCGAGGCGGCCCTGGCCGATCTCATCGCGATACGGGAACACGCCGGCGCCGGTGGCGATCGCAAACGCCGCGCTGTTGACCTGCGTCGGGTTCATCAGCCAGACCGGCTTGCGCACGTTGCCGAGCGTACCGGTAAGTAGTGCTGTCGACAGTTGCTTGATGTCGCCGGTGAGGGCAGCAAATCCGCCGCCGGCGGTCGGCGTCAGACCGGAGACGCCGTTGAGGATGCCGGCGGGCCGAACCGCCGTCGCCGCGTTGGCGTCAAGCAGAACGGAATCCGTCGCCACCGAGGTGTCGTACACGATGGCATCGCGCAACAATCCCTCGATCGCCGGCATCGAATGCTCGTCGAGTTCCCGCGTCCAGGTCGTGATGACCGCCATTTTCATGGGCGTCAGGGTGAGCGACGTAAAGGCGCCCTGGCGAACCGGAATCGGC